TCATCTTGCGCCCATTGATAAAATTTATCCCAAACCTTTTGTGGGACATTTCCGAACTTTGGTACTATAATCTCAGACATTTAATTAATATTTAGAAAAAGTGGGGCGGGAGGACTAAACCCCCCAACCCCTTAGATATGGAATAACGAAATTAAAGTTCTTTAGTAAGATCTAAAATTTGTGCCTTAATGATAACTCTACCTGTATCAATGTTAGCCAAGCTGTCACCTGTTGGGATGAAAGCTGCCTTCACTGTCTTTGTTGCTGCATTATCATAAACTTTACCATTAACAGTGTTGTCAGTGGTTCCGTCATTGAAGTATGCACCAGTGTTGAATTTAGATGATAGAGGAGTAGCGTCAGCGTGGATGCTAGCTGCTACTGTGAAACCGTTATCATCATCATCATCACCAAGCTCAATTGTAAGCTCAGATGAAGAAGCACCGTCAAACTCTGTGTCTAAGTAATAAGCCACGCGAGTAACAACTGCGTCAGATGGAATTGTAAAGCAGTCAATTACCTGCTCTGTTGCTGAAACTGCTTCAGTTAAATCAGAAGCCTTAATGACTTTTTGATAATTGAAGCCTTCTTGTGCTGATTGTGTTAAAACACCCATTGTAATAGTCTCCTTAGTTTAAATTATTGATTAGCCAGAGAACTTACCAAGTCCCTTAGGATTCTTAACAACTGAAGTGATGATGCCTCGTGCGAAACCACGTGGACCACCGCCATTGTCAACTTGCTCAACAATGTTCATGTTTTCCCATACAGAAATGTTAACCATTTCAGGATTGATAAGATAACCTTGTCGCTTAGAGTCAGTTGTAAGACCTTGACCGCTTGTACGATTTAAGAACAAGTCAGAAATAACTTGAACGTTAGCGAAGTCACCACGGTAGAACTGAACAGAGAATGTAATCTCACGTGAGTTCTGATCACTGTTAACCACGAATGGAGTTGGAGTTGTAGTTCCTTCTGCACGTGTGAATTCAGAGATCTTACGTTGTAACTCAGAGCCAGCGTATAGACGCATGTCCATAACCGCACCAGCAGTTTCATAAACACTTTGAAGAACGTCATTGAATGAGCTTTCAGTAAGTGTTGAAGTTGTTCCTTCAGAAGAAGAAGGTGTGCGAACGCTAGCGTCGATGTTTGTGTTTGTGCTGTCGATCCATTTGTCAAGACCACGAAGCAAAGAAGGCTGTGCGCCAGTTCCAGCTTGTAGCTCATTGCTTGAACCAATTGCTGATTCCATGTTAAGTTTCAATTCTAACATAGAACGTGCTTGTGCGAAAGACTCTTCGTCTGATACACCCGCAACATCAACTTTATTTTGAATATTTGATACAGCATAAGATTTACGCTCTTCTTGGTAACGATTGCCCAAAAGAACACGCTTCTCTGTCTTGTCTTTATGTGAAGTTTGGTCTGAACCTTCGATAGTTCCACCGAAATCTACATCCTCAAGGTTGTCTGCTGTCCACTCTAACAATGTGTTAGTTTGTGATCTAAACTTTGGTAATCCAGAAAGCATTGGAGTCTTTTCTGGAGATACAACAGTATACAAATCGGTTTTATCTTCACGATTGTTTACTACGTTAAATGATTCTGCTTTTGCCATTTTTCTTTATATTGAATTTATTGATTTTTGGACTGGGCTATAAGATTAGCCAATCCGTTAACTCCTAATTGATTTTGTGAAAGAATTGCTTCTCTCTTTTCTTGCGACTTTTGTTGCCCTGTCGCGCGGGCTGGAGCTGCACCTGACTGTAGTCCTGATACTCTAGGAGCTATCTTAGGAGTTGAAGCTGCCTTCTTAGGCGTTTCCTCGGTTTTATCCTTCTCCTTTGATGACTGCTTTTCTTTGGCTTTCAGATCTAATGAACGTTGACCTTCAACAAGTAGTCCTAAAACAAACAACTGGTCTGATCTTCCCTTGAGGAAATTACTTAACCCTTGGTCAGTCATGAATTGCTGTGCTTTTTCGTAATACTCGCTTTCATCGTCTTTAAGAAAATCGAAGTTACTGATAGCAAACTCATCATACTGTTTCCTCTCTTGGAACATATTTGCTTTATTTGATATCTTTGATTCAAGTGCTTCCTCTGCATCATCCAAGGCATCTCTAATTTCATCCTTAGTTAATGTTCTATCACCATGCTCAATCTCAACATCCCCAGAATCTTCCATCTGACGTAATAACTGCTTTGCTGTCTGCTTAACGCTTTTAGCTGTTTCAAAGATCTCTTCAAGATCCTCGATACTTTCAGCAGCTTCAACCTTCTGTGTAAATCCTTTGGGTTGCTCAGAATTGGCTGGCTTAGATTCGCCACTCGTTAACTTCTCAACTTGACGCTCAAGATCTTCAATCTTCTCTTCAGCAGTCCTCCAATTTTTGGTGAGCTTCTTATTTCTTTTAGTGAGCTTATTGATAGCTCGCTTTTCCTTTGAAAGAACATCAACAGTATCCTCCTCTTCGGATTCAAGTTCTTCCTCTGTTTCCACATCTTCTTGGATCTCCTCTTGGACCTCCTCAGACACTTCGGAAACTTCTTGGACAACCTCATCCTCTGTAGATTCCTCTGCTACTTCCGACTCAACGGGAATTTCAGGAGCTTCTTCTTGAGGCTGTTTAGATGCCTTAATAGAAGCAGTCAAACCTGCTAAGTCTAATGCTCCAGTAGAGCTTTCCACTACATTCTCGGCTGTAGAGTCACCACTTATTTCTTCACTCATATCTTCAGTATTTTTTTAAGGTTTACAGAACCCAATACTGGTGATTATAACAAAGGAGCAAAAAATATGCAGCGTGTTTATTCTGTGGGGTCTATGACACCTTCAATGGACCTGACTTTCGACCACCAGTCTCTAAGTATAGGTTTGTATTTGATATTACATGCTCAAGATCCATCCTATAATCATGATAGTCTATAATCTCATTCAATTTCTTGAGTAATATAGGCAGGTCCGCATTCGAATGCTGTCTCTTGATGTATTCAACAAACTCTTTATCTTCTTCGTTATCCATATCTTATATCTTTATGCGCTAGGCAATGTGTTTCCAGGTTCGGTTCCTAAAGCTCCAATGACATCCAATGACAGCGTTACGCCTTTGGGTTTCTTGGAACTGTAATTGCTCAACATATTTGTCAATTCTCGCTTTGAAATTCTCGTCTGATTGATATCTCTCTTGGACATCTGTGGCAGGGATATCTTCAGTTCCCTTTGAGTATTGGTCAATAACTTGGAGTCTAAGCTGTACGTTAGCATTAGCTGGCGCATTGACCGCTTGTCCAGAGGCAATTTTCGAAAGGTCATCTTGTGTCTGTCTGATTTCTTCTTCTGTAGCAACCTGTGCTGGTTTGATAAATCTTTCTGGATATGATGTATCCAGTGTTGATGCAATTGCACTCAATAGCTCATCGTAGTCAAATCTTCCGCTTCTATCCAATTTAGATGCAATATCACCCATTGTGTTCAGTTTATCAAATAATACAGCTGCATCAGCATTGATCACTGGATAATCAAGGTAGAAATCAACCCTCTCTGGTCCTTCAGATCTGATAAACTGCATAGACTCAGCGTCTTGCGATCCGATAACTCTGAAGAACTCCATGTCGTTACCAAACTTCTGGTGTAGATCCCACATTTGGTCCATAACCTTCTTCCAGTTACGTAACCATTGATCAACCATATCTTGCAATACATCGATAGCATGCTGTGGTTCTTCACCCGCTACAGGTCTACCAAGCATACGATTCATGTTATCACGAACTGTTTGCTCAATCTCAATGGAATCACTGATACCACCAGTTGGTGCTTCAATAAAGCCATACTCCCCAGGTCTACGTTCACCCAATGAATCACCTGGACCCCAGTTTGAAGCTTTACGGCCCAATGGGTGTCTACGAGGTGGACATGTGCTTAAATGTGTTCTATCAACACGTGAATCTTGCTGAACCTTGATCTCATCTTGGAATCCTTTACAGATCTCAGGCAACCCGCGCGAATCCATAAGTCTTTGGGTTCTATACTCTCTTGGAAATGCAACAAAAGGGTATCTAGCCTTTGGATAATCCAATAGCTCTGATTTACCCCATCCTTCAACATTTGGATGCATTGCTGTAACAAATACACCTGGAACACCATCCTCTGTTGTGGCTTTCTCATATGCAAATACTACACTGATGAATCCACTATTATTATCTATAATGTTTTCTGTAAGGGTTCTTCTTGTTCCCTTCTTTCGTAAAGTTGTGCTATAACTGATGATGTCATCAGGCTGTTGGCCTACAGTTGTTTTGATAACCTCTTCAACCCATTCAGCATCCCATCCTTCAATATTGATCTTTGCTCTCAACTCCTCTGGGGTCATGAACACTCTATGAAATATATATGGCGCATCTTGCAGGTCTATCACATTTGGCTGGAAGAATACATCTTCATCCATTGTGTAGGCTTTAATGATTGGCTTATTCTCAATAACTTGAGGAACGCCAACCCTTGTTATGCCATTCTTACGTAAATCGTTCACCATCTTACGAGCCTTACGCCTCTTCACTGAAGGGAAGAACTCTTGCATGATATCTGTTGCTTCATTGGTTGTTTCAGGCTCCAATATAAGAGCTACCAATCTTTCACCGATTGATGGATCTTCTGGATTGATTGCCAACACATCTTCAAGTGTTAGATCCTCCATAACCTCTTCAACCTTTGTATCCCAGAATACTCCACAGATACCAATACCTTTTTCTTCTTGGTAATCTGCTAATATCTTGGATTGTCTGTCGATATCTTCTGATTGTGATAGTAGCCACTTCATGAACTGAGAAATCATCTTTGCTCTCTCAATGTCATTTCCCTCAACAGGAACGGCTGTCAAATTGCCCCGCAACAAGGACTTAACAAGCAACGCTTTATTTTCTCTGATATAAGAATCTACTGTGAACGGCCTAATGTCGCTTGCATCTTCCCAAGGATAGGCAGGATTATTCGGTGATCCTTTCTTTCTGCCAGATTCTAAGTCTTGTCCTGGCCAGAAGTTGTTGCGAGTATCAAAGTTACATTGTGTCTGATTATAAAAAGGACTTAATTGAGAGGTTGTCTCTTGTAAAGCATCCTTTAGTCTGTCTATATCTGGATCTTGATCCGAATTTCTCTTAATTTCTTCTCTTTGGGCTAAACTAGGCATAATTCTTAATCAGTTTTTAAATATTTTATCACAATTCACTCAATATGCAGCGTGTTTAGTGGCGTTTCGCTACAAAATGGTGGCTTCCTTCATCTTCTATATACATAATGTCAGCAATTGCCAAATAACGTACACAGTCAACTGGATCTTTCGTGGGTTCATCCTTACCGAGTTCACCTGTATATTCAGTCATTGCATATATGGTATTGTCTAATCTATCTGATATAAATAATAGTGGTTTGTTACCCAATCCCATAGGCATACGCTCATCCCAAGCTAGAAGCTTATTAATAGCCTGTAGACCCTGATCCTCATCATATCCA